GCTCGAATTCAAGCGGCAAATCAGCCGGAAGTGTTTGAGGAACTAAAAGCACACGTTGCGCAGCTTGGCGCAAAGCTGGGGGGCAAATGATAAACGACCTACAGCAAACACCGGAATGGTTTGCTTATCGCATGGGGAAATTGACTGCATCCCGCATGTTGGAAGCGATGGACAGAACCGCAAAAGGGCTATCAGGGGCAAAACGTGAATCCTTGATATTTGAGAAGGCAGTAGAGCGTATTACTGGCCTGCCGCAATCCAAAGACATCAGTCGCGTTCCTGCCGTAGCCTGGGGCACTGAAATGGAGCCACACGCAAAAATGGCCGTCACATTGGAACTTGGCATTATTGGCAAAAACGCAAGCCTGATTGACCATCCTGAAATTGACCTGTTTTCAGCGTCACCGGATTGGATTGTTAATGGAAAGCCGTGGGAATTCAAATGCCCAGAAACAAAGACCCATTTTAAGTACCTGCTGGATAACAACGTGCCAGAACAATACCAGCCACAAATGGCGGTGCAATGCCTTTGCATGGGCGTTACTGAGGGCGTTTTTGTGTCGTACGACCCACGAGTACCAAAACAGTATCAATTGATTGTACGCCCGTTTAAACCTTCTGCCGATTATTTAAACGCAGTAGAGCAAGAAGCAATCCAGACATTAAAAGAAATTGCGGAACTGGCAGATAAATTAGCGAAGGGAAAAACCTACGATGAAACTATCACCACAGATTCAGGCAGTGTGTGACATGACCCTGCAAGGCCACAAAAACGAGCGCATAGCCGAAGCCTTGCATGTGTCGGTGCATACGGTTAAAAAGTACAAGGTGCGCTTGTATCGCTATCTTGGCGTTCATACCAAGCACGAACTAAGGCGCAAGATTATAGGCCAACCAGAGCGCATTGAAGCGCCAACACGCATGGCAGTTTACTTGGCCTACAGGCAGCAGGGTTTGACTTACAAAGAGATTGGCAGGCTTGAAGGTGTAACGCCTGACCACGTTAGAACATATGTTTATAGATACGGAGAGTGAGATGAACGAGAAAGCACAAGCACTAGTAGACGCATTGCGCGGGGTAGGGATTAGCTGCAATCCGTATCAATGCAAAACAACAGGCTGGATTTACATTGACATAGACCACTCAGAAGATGATGACGAAGCGGGAACATGCGAATGGAACACGCACATCAAATGGAGCCTAGGCGAGAACAAAGGATTCTCTTTCCGACTAGATGCTAACGGGATAATTGAGGCAATTGTTGAATGAATAAACGCTACTTCATCCTATCCCATGCAGTAGCACGACAGAACGCAGCCAAGGCGGTTTTGGATGCGCCTACGGGCTATTGCGTGGAGGTGAAAGAGCCCACACGCAACTTGGAGCAAAACGCGAAACTTTGGGCCATGCTGTCCGAAGTGTCGCAACAGGTTGACTGGTACGGGCGCAAACTAACAGCTGAGAACTGGAAGCATGTGTTTACAGCCAGTTTGAGCAAGCAAGACGTAGTTCCAGGTATCGATGGCGGCTTTGTAGTGCTTGGCAAGGCCACCAGCAGCATGAGTAAGCGCGAGTTTGCAGAGCTAATAGAGCTTATTTACGCCTTCGGTGCTGAACGTGGCGTGCAATTTACGGAGGTTTATGCATGAATTTTGAGCCGGTCAAAATAGAAGAATTCTTCCCCTACAAAGAACAGTTTTCCACGTTGGGCAAAAATACATGGTCTGTGGCTCGGCTGATTGAGCTATCCCGCGACTTCCCAGTGTACGAGGTTCCGATCATGGCAATGGGCATCTACAAAATTTACGAGGTCAACATGCGTGAGTTTGTGATGCACATGAAAACCGTGCTTGCTGCTGATTTGGACTATCCGATTATTCTTGATGAAGACGGTGAAATTATGGACGGACGGCACCGGTTAATGAAAGCCATGCTTGAGGGGAAAGAAACGGTTAAAGTTGTGCGGTTTCAAAAGAATCCAGCCCCGTGCTCAAGGAATGAATCATGAAGAACGCTGACAAGCTATATATGGGCCGTGTAGCGGCTCTAGGTTGCGCTCTATGCCACAAGCTAGGGTATGGGCATACCAGTGCCCAAGTTCACCACATACGCGAAGGTCAAGGCATGTCACAGCGTGCAAGCAATTATCTGACTGTGCCACTTTGCGAACCACACCATACGGGCAGTAAGGGCTGGCATGGGGACAGAAGCGCGTTTAAGTTAGCCAGCGAGGATGAAATGTCAATTCTTGCATGGACTTTAGAGCAATTAAACAGTTGACAGTTAATGATGAATAGCGCAAAATTTTGGTGTCTGATTTGGCGATCAGATTTTAAATCACGAACGATAAACCCCTGAGTATTCTTAAATCGGGGCTTTGGTTTCCAGCTTTGCCTGTTCGTGTGCAAACGTCTGATCGCCAAATGCCAAAGTCCCAATTTAAGCATATTCAGGGGTTTTTGCATTTCAGGCCGTCAAAGCGCACGAAAGCATATGAGGCCAAGTTATACCTGCACGCTAGAAAATGTAACTACTTCTCAAGCAAGGAAGTGTCTAAACAGCACTGGGGCTGCGAATGAGAAGTGCCAACTTTACCGTGTTCGGGTTGGCGGTTGCTAAAGTGTAGGGCCTGTTATATGACCAGACCTGCATGGAGGTAAAGCGGTAGTGAAACTAGCTGATAACACCTAGGGTCAAGGTAAATCTATGGAATTTGAAGAAGCAAAGAAGTTTAAGGCAGGAACACTATATGACGGGCGCAGATACTTAAATGTTCCGTTTGATGATGTAGGCATAGCAAAAGCATGGGGATGCATGTATGACCCTGCTAGAAAGCAGTGGTGGGCATTGCCAGATGGAAAGGTTAAAACCGAATGGCTAGGCGTAAGTTTGAGCAACAAGATCAAGCAAGCGTTAGGTTTAAAAAAGAAGAAAGGCCGTTATAAAAAGCGCCGAGAAGCGCGAGACAGAGCCGTATTGAAGCAAAACCGAAAAGCTAACAACACATAGGAGCAAACAACATGGAACAAGCAAAGGGGAATGACATGAACGAAGCAGAAGCGTTTGAGCTGTATTACAGGACAAAAACTGGAAGTGTTCGATATTGCGAAGCTGAAAGACGTGGCTGGCAAGCCGCCTGCGAATGGATGCGGGGTCAAGGGGAGCCGGTGGCGTATTTATTCCAACACGAAGATACCGGCCTGACCGACTTTATTGATTTGCAGCAGATTGAATGGGGGTTTGAAAAAAACAATCCTAGATGGCACAAGATTGGCCCTGTGTTCACCATTCCACCTACCGCGCAAATAAACGAGCAGATGCGGGAGGCGTTGCAATTTGTAATTGATTGCCATGAATCAACGAACGGCAGCGATTACCAATCCGGCTCGGCATTGCGGGAAGCTGCAAGCATGGCAAAAGCCGTCCTCGCAGCCACCCCCAAATGAGGGGGTATGCATAAACCACTTGCGCATGTGAGTGTGTTTGTGTATCGTAACGATATGCACAACGGAGGAATAAATGAGCAAACTACTAAAAGCTGTAAAAGCGGGGTTTTCAGATACAAATGATCGCTTTGCACCGATCTCGCCAATTTCATGTGTTACTGCGAGCGCAAATGTTATGGAAATTTCAAGTGAACCAGACTTACTAATTCTTAGAAGGCTTCAGGTAGGAATAGAAAGCCAATACAAATACAGCCAACAAAAATTTCGCACGCAAGGCGGTGGCTATTTGCGGCACATGGACGGCCAGATCACTCAATCAGTCATGCGACACATGCTTGGCGATATAACCGACAAAATTTTGGACGTAAGCTATGAGCTTTACCAAAAAGGCATGGACGAAGAGGGCCAGCAATTACAAGAACTTGTTAAGTGGATTTATTTTGGAGACGGCCAGAATGTGTAAAGCATTACGCGAAGTAGCAACAATCGTCACTTTAGCCGCCTTAATTGGTACTCCAATCGGGCTTTATATCACCGGGGCTGTTCAGCCTGTTGCGCAGTGGGGGATGAAATGAAAATGCCAAATATTACGCCGGGGCCGTGGTTCACAGAAAAGCCAGACTATGCAGATCAAAGCATCGCTGTCTCAACAAAAACATATGACCCGAAATCTGGTCACAAAACTTGGAGTGGTTTTATTCAATGCTACGGCATACAAGATGAGCCACAGATTGGCAGTCAGATTATGCAAATTAATGCGCAAGCTGTAGCCGCCCTTCCGGATTTGTTGGAGGCCTTGATTGGGATGGTCGGGCTTGTTGAAACAGCAATAAATTTAGAGCTTGTTGAGGATGTTGATTTTTTTACTGATTACGTCAAATTAGACACTGTTAGAGCTATGGCCGCACTACTCAAAGCGGGGTGTGCTGATGCGTGAAACAGAAGCCCAAATCATCGCCAGGCTTGAGCGCATCTGGCTTAAGCATAACCCTGACAAAGCAAACCGGCCAGATGTGCCGTTACCAGCAGCACCATTTATTACAACGGAGATTTTAAGATGAGCAACAAAGATACAGGCGGGCCAGCGTTTCCCAATACATCAGAATTTAGCGCAAACGACGGCATGACCCTGCGCGACTATTTTGCAGCCAAGGCGATGCAGGCTTTAATTACTGGCCCTGACGTCATGGATGACCATTATGAAGAAGAGGTAAATGAATATGTTGCTGTAAGGGCTTATTTCATAGCAGACGCAATGCTGGAGGCGCGGAAATGACTGACGAAGAACGCGAGTATTACCTAGACTTGCAGCACGATTATGACAATGAGATCCCCGACAGCATCATGTACTGCGTATTGGCGCTGCTAGGCATGTTTAGTTACTTGTGTGTGTATTTTGTGGAGCATGGACTATGAATAAGCCTTGGACACCATCCAATAAAACCGACTTTAAATACACTCCATCGGGCCAAACTGATGTGCGCTTAACGTGGGCAAGGTTTAGTCCGTTGTGGGCTGAAAAAATAAAATTGCCAGCCGCGCCATTGCCTGTTGTTTGGGTTGAAAACTTGATTAAAGACGCGAGGAAGAAATGAACGAACGCCTGACACGCGAACAAGTGCAGCCAATCATCGAACGCTTGGGCAAAGTATCAGACCACGGCTGGACGTTCTCCGACATGGCTCTAATGGCGCTGATTAGTGAGATTGAGGATTTAGTTAGGGAGAGGCAAGAATGAAAACAGCAATCATCGCCGCACTGGTTTTGTCCGGATGCGCAACCATCACAAACGGTACACAGCAGACAATCACGTTTGCGGTTCCAGAACATCAGGTGTGCGCCGTATCGCGCGTGGATGGCGTTTTGGGTAGCGTGCAGACTTCGGCACCCACCATCACAGTTGAGCGCAACAGGCACCCCATTACGCTGGATTGCGGGGATTCTGTGACGGTGTATGAGCCAAGCATTAATGCCGCCGGATACACAAGTATTGGCCTGATTGATTTTGGGTTGGTGGATTTTGCTACGGGGAGTTTGTGGGAGTACAAAAATGCCAATTGAGCTAAAGGGCGATGAGGACTATAAATTAATCAGCCCATTTGTTTTATATGATCCTGAAACGGGTTTGATTAAATGGAGAGAAAGGCTAAAACCTGCTTGGTTTAATCAGCGATTTGCAGGAAAGAAGGCCACTTTCGTAGATGCTAAGGGCTACTTAGCAGTTAAAACTTCAATTAACGGACGGCAGGTTGCTGTACGAGCGCATCGACTTGCCTATTTTATATTTTACGGAGATCTGCAAAATAAGTTTATTGACCACATAAATCGCAACAGACAAGACAATCGTATACAAAATTTACGTTTAGTTTCTTGCTTAGAAAACAGTCAAAACAGGAAAGCAAATAAAGCAAACAAAACTGGCGCTCCAGGTTTAGAAAAAAGAAAAGACAAAAAACTTTGGTCTGCTAGAAGGCGCTACAACAATAAAACTCATTTCTTAGGCTATTTTGCAGAAAAGGAAATGGCGATTAAAGCCTTAAATGAATTTGACAAGAAAATACAACAAGGTGAAATTACATGATTGTACGAACAAGCGCAGTGATTTTGCTGAGTGGCTGCTCTGTATTCATGGAACCGCTGCCAGAGTCAACGTACAACTGGCAGCTAACCGACAAGCCTTTGCCCATGACTGAGCACATTATCCCTCAGTCAGCAGTGCAGGCGTATTGCCACACAACAGGCGCTTTCGTTATGGCGTGCGCCTATCGTGATGCAGAACACTGCTGGGTGTTCGCATCATCCCAAGGGCTTATGGACATGATGCGGGAACATGAAACACGGCATTGTGATGGGTGGACGCATCAGGTTATTGGTCAAGCAATCCAGTAGCTGGAATCCCTGCGAACGGTGCCGATGCTGTAGCGCCACGACCTAACGATTGTAACAATTCTGGCCTTTGTGCAGATAAAAACTTTTGCAATGCATTCATGCCAGGATTTGTGTACAGGGTAGATCCCAACAAAGTAGCACCACCAAATATAGGATCAATCTGAGCTGCACCACCAGTTAAGCCAGCAATCACAGCACCACGACCCGCTGTGCCAGAGTCAGGCACTTTAGTCCCAATTACATCAACACCCTTTAACGCTAAATCCTGCATCAATGCTCGACCTTCTCGGCTTGCTGCTTTACGCTTGGATGTATCTGCTCGACCCGCAGCACTTGCTAATTGAGCGGGGCTAAATGTACCGCCTACGCTTTGACCCACTGGTGTAGCCAATTGCAGGCGTACAAAGTTTGCATACGCCTCATCTGCTTTTTTCAACTCTTTGGCAATGCCTCGATTTTGATTTTGCAATGACATGGAAATAGACTTATCCAAATCGCTAAACGCATCGCCCAAAAGCCCTTCGCTTCCAGTGGCTTGACGATAGCGAATAGCATCATCCCGCAAATCTTGCTTAATCGCTTTCACCCGATTCCCAGAGATAGGGCCGTTTGCTAACATTGCACGCAAAGAATTTAGCCGCCCTGTAAACTGCTGCAACTGCTCAGAAGGCAGCTTGCCGCTAGCATATCGGCTTTCCAAGGCATCTAATTGACGCTCAAGGGTCTTGTTGGACGATAGCCTTACGTTAGGGTACACCTTGTTGTATTGACGCTCGATTTGATCGCGCACAAATCCCAAGCCGCCGCGAGTGTCCAAGTCTTTAGGTACAGTTTGACCGCCCAAAGGCTTTAATGCTCGGTTTAATGCCGCTTTATCAAACGTCTCAAAACTTTGTGCCCGAGCGCCTTTAATCAAATTTCCCACAAACGGCACGCTTTCTGCTGCTTGCTCAATGCTTTGCAGTGTCCCGCCAGTAGCAGCACCCGGAGTAAGGGCAACACCTTCTCGCATTAAGTCACGCGCTCCAGGTTGCAAGATTGGGTTAATTGCTCGACCAGCAAGACCCATAAGGCCAGATACGCCGCCACCAACAGCAGCACCCATTAAGCCTTGGCCTGTTGCCGCTTCCATGTTCTCTGATTGCCCGACACCTTGCAAAGCACCTAACCCGCTACCTTGCATAAGCGTTTTCATCATTGATGGTGCTGCACTTGTTCCACTAGAAGCTAATGCAGGCGCAACAGCACCGCCAATTTCTGCCGCAGGTTGAATGGCGGGGAAATCAGACTTGAAAGATTGTTGCTGCGCACGAAGTTGGTCACGAATCTTTTCGTACTCTGGGCCGCTTGTTGCCCTTGCGCGAATAGCCGCTTCAATTTCATCGCCAAATCCAAGCCCCAATCCTTGCCCTACGAAAGAACGCAAAACTTCTGCTTTCGGGTTATATTCCGCCTTTGGCAATGCCTTCTGCGTTTGCACTACATTTGGAGCAGATGCTTGCTGACTTGCATATTCATAAGCCTGCGCGTCCGTCAATGGCGACTGGCTTTCTACCTCGTACTTTTGACCGTCAATGATGACTTCGTATTTGTTCATTCTTGAACCTTTCTAACGGTTACACCCGCTGGCAATCCAACATCCTCTGGGGCCGCTCGACCTGCTTTAATTCTTGCTGCTGAAAGCAGATTAGACAGCCGCCTTTGTTTATCAGCCACTACAGGCGGAGTATCGCCTAATTGAGGGAAGTAGCTTTGTCGATATCCGTCAAGCTGCTCTCTAGTGTATGCCGCACCTGTTCCTAAAGTCAGTGCGGAGTCCAGCACTTCTAACTGAGCCGCTTCAATAACTTGACGCTGGGCAGGATTTGCCATGTTCTTCAACACCTCGGAGCCGGTTAATCTCTTAACAAGTTCAGCCCCTAGGTTTGGAGACGCTGCTTTAGGATCAACCCCTGCTGCACTGGCAAGAGATTGTAAGCCCATAGTCAAACGCTGGGTTAGGAATCCAGCAGTACGCTCAGATTCGCTGGGCATGTTTACACTCATACTGAATGATGGTGGGCGCTCCAATTGACGCTTACGGGCCTCTGCATCCAATGCCTGCAACTGTTCAGGCGTAAGACCATCGGCTTTGTCTGTGCCAAACATAGCAATAGCCAAATTGCCGTAAGCCCCAGTAAACTTAGAGCCTTTCGGGGATCCCGACGCAACGACCTTCCCTGTTGCGGGGTCAATTAGCTGTTCACCCTCACCAAGTTTTTCATACGTTTGTTTAGGCATCAGCGTATCTTTCAGGCTTCGTGCATACTCAATAATCTTAGGGTCGCCTGTCTCAATAGCTGCCAACAAAGCACGCTGCGCCTGTTCTGGCCCCATTGGCTGACCCATAC